GCATTAAAATACGCCGTTGAAAAAAATTACATACCATATTCGGTGATGGGCAAAGTAAAACGCCCAAAAGAAGAACGGTATGTCGGCAAGTTTCTGAAACAATCGGAAGCGGTACAACTGTTTGAAGCAGTCAAAGGGCATAAGCTGGAATTAGGCGTAATACTCGGAGCGTTCTACGGTTTGCGGCGCGGAGAGATAATAGGGTTGCGATGGGGCGGTGTCAAGTAGGGACTAAAAAATATTTTGTTAATTTTCCGTGAACACGCGCTTGCGTTTTTCAGGTCTGTAATACATAGCCGCTATGATTTACCACATCGAACACCCCGCCCATCACAGATAATGAATCTTTTATTGCGTCCGCAAATTTCCACTTTATTTCTAACCGCTGTTCGTCATGCACAACGACATAATCAACCAATGCCGCGACAAGTTCGTTAGAGTATTCCGATGGATAGGTTTTATCCTGTAAGATTTCACAGACAGGGTTGACGGTGATTTCGGCTTCCTGCCGGTTGTAGTTTTCTTCTAACGTGGTTTTTTGAGCCGATAATCCTTGTAACCTTTCATCGGCAAAACCGCGCTGACTGATATAATCCTCACGGGTTATATCCCCATCGCGGTAACGGTTGTATAAGTTCAGCTTGGAAGTCGTAACATGGTCTATTTCCCGCTGTACCGAACGCAGTTCCTTTAACAAATCAACAGCAGGTTCCGCTGTTTCTGCGGGAGCAGCTTTTTTTATTTCCATTACCGCGCCGTAAAGCCGCTGTATAGATACAAGGAATACTTCCCTTAATGTATCAACCTCAATCCTGCCCGTGAAGCAGAAATCGCTTGCGTTTGTGTCCTTGTAACGGCAGTAATAAGCCATAATCTTTGCGCTGTTTTTCACAAGAGCATGACCGCAGCCGCCGCATCGGATTTTTACGGGAAAAGAATACGGCGAAGGCACACGGGTTTTCGCCCTCGAAGCCCCCTTGTTTATTTTCCGTATAACAAGCTGCGCCTTATCGTATTTTTCCTTTGAAACGATGGGTTCGTGCGTATTTTCTTTTACAAACCATGAAGATTCGTCTGTCCTGCGTGTGCGGTGAGTACCAAACTCAACAACCTCGTATGTGCCGTTTACCATCGTCCCCGTATAGCGCAAATCACGGATAATGTGCATAACCTTGATATTCGTCCATATCCTTGCGAGATTGCTCCAAGTGCGGATTTTTTTAGTTTCGGCAAGGTACGTCATCGGGGTGGTTACTTTGTCGGCGTTTAACGCCGCCGCTATCTGCGTTGGTGTGTTTCCCGACACAGCCATATCGAATATACGCCGTACTACGGCGGCGGTTTCTTCTTCGATAACGAGTTTGTGTATATTATCGGGGCTTTTCGTATATCCGTAAACTTGATAACTGGAAAGGTATTTGCCTTCTTCCCAATGCGTTTTAAGGCCGCTCTTAACCTTGCGCGATAAATCCTTGCAGTAGTAGTCATTGCATAGATGCTTGAACGCTACGCTGACATCGCCTGCGGCATAACCGTTCACCGCACTGTCGTAATGGTCGTTTATCGAAATGAAGCGGACACGCAGGAACGGAAACACTTGCTCGATATAATCCCCGACATCAATGTAGTTACGCCCGAAACGCGAAAAATCTTTAACGACGATACAATGGATTTTCCCGGTCTTTATACCGTCCAATAACTGCTGTACACCGGGCCGGTCAAAGTTCGTGCCGGAGTAACCGTCATCGCAAAACTCCAAGCATTGAGCGTTTTTCAATTCGGGGTGAGCCGAGATAAAACCGCTTACGAGGTCGCGTTGATTAGAAATGCTTTGGCTGTCCCCATGAAACCCATCGTCGGAGGAAATACGCAGATATTTTGCCACTACATATTTATTATCCATTTAGACAACCCCAACTTTCCTGTACTAATTCAACCAACTTTTTACGCTCGTCATTGAACCGGTACGTTATCTCAATTCTCAAATCTCTGCTTACCTCAATCCGTTCCACCACGGCAAGCAACACTTCACGCGACAATTCCCTTGATTCAATGAAGCGGTCAAGAAGCGTTACCCATTTGTTCCCGTTGATATAGTCGGGCTGTAACCTTTCTTTTTCGGCGGTCAGCTTTTCAAGTTCAAGGGTAAGAGTGGCTTTCTCATTGTCGTATTGAGCGTTTAGAAGTTTATACTCACTTTCGTTAAGCAGTTTGGAACGGTAGTCGTTATATAGGTCGAGTTTCAAAACGGGAAAACGGTCGAGGCGGTTCTGTATGCGTTTTATACCGCCGTCTATTTCGCTTTTCCGTTTACGCGCCCCGTTAGAAGCGCAGATTTTCATATAATCATCTTTTTGATTAACGCACAGGTCTATCTCCATACGGATAGACGCATATAAAGCATCATACAGATTGCTCTGCTTAAAATGACGATATGTATATTTGGGGCTGTTCTCGTTGCACTTAACGCAGATGTAGGTTACCCGATACCTCCGTCTGTCCCGCATAAGACTGGCTACGCGCCTGTACGCCCTGCCGCAGTCCATACAAAAGGCTAACCCTTCAAGCAGATTTTCCGGCAGTTCGTCGTGGTTGTCATGCCTGTTTTTGTTATTCTGCCTTTCGGTTATTTCCTTGAAATGCTCCTGTACCATGTCAAAGTCAGCCTGTGAAATAATGGCTTGATGAGTGTTCTCAACGATAACCCATTTATCTCTCGGTACGGCTACTTGTTTGCCGTTGGCGTTTATTGTTGTCTTGCCCGAAGCCAAGTGTCCCAAGTAAACGACGCTTTCAAGCATATCCTTGATAACCGACGAATCCCACGCCTGCGGCTTTTCGTACCGTTTTTCCTTGTGAATACCCTTGATATAACGGTAATGACCGGGGGCGGGTACATTCTGCTGCGTTAAGTGCCGCCCTATCTGATAAACATTAAGTCCGTCAAGTTTCAGCTTGAATATTAACCGTACTATATCAGACGCTTCATCATCTACTATCAGCTTGTTTACGCTTTCAGGCGATTTAACATACCCGAACGGCGGGCATTTGCCCGTAAATTCGCCGTTCTGCCGCTTCACAATGTAGGAAGCCCTTATTTTAGCGGATATGTCTTTTGCGTAAAAAGCGTTTATCATGTTTTTCAAGGCAATGCTCATACCCTCGCCTTGACAACGCGGGTCGAAGCTGTCGTAGTTATCGCCCATTGAGATGAACCGAACGCCCAAACGCGGGAAGATAACCTCAATAAAGTTTCCGGCTTCCACATAGTCCCGCCCGAAACGCGACAAATCCTTTACCACGATACAGTTGATGCTACCCCGTCTTATTTCGTCCATCAGGTTTTCAAATCCGGGTCGGTTGAAATTCGTGCCGGTCAGCCCGTTGTCGGAGAATACACCGCAAAACGTCAACTCCGGTATTTTCTCTATATATTTTTGTACCATGAGTATTTGGTTTTCCAACGAAAGCGTTTCCCTGTCCTCCGCTGAAAGGCGGGCATACACGGCGGTTTTGAACAATGGCTGTACGGGTTTAACAGCCGCGGACGTTTCCTGCCCGTTTTTCCTGCTTGTACGCGCCATATCTACGCCTCCATTCTTTCGTTATAACTGTCCGAGGGCAGCGATTTAATATATTGCACAGCGTTTTCAAAGCTGTTGTGGTAACGGAAGCGAACCTCGATTTTACCGCCCTCGAAAACGGTAATGCGTTCGATAAGTTCAACGACAATGTTCCTTGTAAGGTTTTCAATGCCTTGATACTTTTTGAAATGCTCAATCCAAAGGCAGTTCTCGTCTTGGTTGTTTATGATATTATCAAGTTCATGGTTCAAATTTTCCAACGCTTTTTCTGATTCAACAATTTGTCCCGAATAAATATTCTTGAAGCTGATATACTCGTCTTTGGATAAGATACCGTCCTTGTAGTCCTCGTAGAGTTCAGCCATGCGGCTGTTCAACTTGCTTATTTCAGCTTCCTTGCCGGTGATTTGCCTTTGCAATTTTTCGGTATTTGGCTGATACAGGGGCATATTATTAATGAAATCCAAAAGCCTGCTCATTTGAACGCACTCGCGGATATGCAGGGTGATTGTTTCATAGATGGCGTTATATAAGCCGCTTTCGCTTATGCTGTGGCTTGTACAGCCGCCGCCTTTTTTGTTTGTGGAGCAGATATGATAAACATATTTACCCTTTGCGCCCGGTACGTTTTTACGGACAAGGTTCTGCCCGCAATCGAAACAGACAAGCATACCCGAAAATGGATAGACGGCGTTTTCATCCGAGCCTATACGGGTGTCTTTCTTTAAGAGGGCTGCGACAAGCGAAAAGTCCTCTGCCGATATGATGGGTTCGTGGGATTCTTCTACCCGTACCCATTCTTCTCTTGGCTTCTTTACCCGCTGTTTGATTTTATGGTTCGGCGTAGTGCTTTTACCTTGCGTTAAAATGCCGGTATAAACATCGTTTTGGAGAATACGCAGGACGGCAACATGATTCCATTTGGTTTTACTCTTTAATTGAAATTTCGTCTTGAAATTAGAGCCGTTGCTTTTTTTGTATTCAAGCGGAGATAAAATCCCCAAGCTGTTGAGTCGTTCCGCGATGCCCTGCTGGTTCATGCCCTGTATCTTCCATTTGAATATATCCCGTACCACCGGAGCCGCGTTTTCGTCTATTATCAGACGGTTTTTATTATCGGGGTCTTTCAGATAGCCGAACACGGCAAAAGACCCTATAAATTCGCCTTTCTGCCGCTTTACCTCAAACTGGCTTCGTATCTTCCGCGAGGTGTCGGCGCAGTATGCGTCGTTTATAAGGTTCTTAAAGGGTATAATCAGATTGTCGGTTTGCGCGTTATGGTTCTGGCTGTCGTAGTTATCGTTGACTGCGATAAAACGAACGCCCATGAAAGGGAAGAAGCGTTCAAGCAGCTTCCCCGTTTCGATATAATTTCTGCCTAACCTTGATAAATCTTTTACTATGACGCAGTTAATGCGTCCGGCTTGAATATCGTCAAGCAGGCGTTTGAAAGAGGGGCGGTCAAAATCAACGCCGCTCCACCCGTCATCTTCGTAATCGTCAACCAGCCGTATATCTTTTTTGTCTTTGACAAACGACCGTATCAACGCCTTTTGGTTTCCGATGCTGTCGCTTTCTTCCTTATCGCCGTCATCGCGCGACAAGCGTACATAGAGGGCGGCGTTCCATAACTTGCCCTCGGTTAAAATAGTATTCAAAATATCACTCCCCAATTATTGATTTAATCAAGCGCCTATCAACAACCGGGGTTTCGCTGTTTCGTCCTGTATATAATTTTATAGAAAAATGTTATACAGTCAATGTTGCCGATAGGTGTTTATATGGCGCTCACGCTTTCATCATCAGGCTTTCCAGCCTGTCCTCCAATGTAAAACCGCAATCCGAGTAACTTGTTTTTACCGCAACTTTGCCAACCTTAAAGCAATATGGATTTTTTACTTGCTTTATTAAGTCCATTATGCGTTCTTCCGGCGGTTTATCGCGGCAAATTATTATTTCGCTGATGTCGATTAAATCATTCGGGTCAACGGTGCGTATATCAACGTCTTTCATTTGTTCCAATGTCATGCCGTACATAATTTATCCCTCCATGTTAATTGATTTATAAACGAAAAGGTTACAGCCCGATGGAAATAAAAAGCGCCCTGTCAACCTGCGACATGACGCTCTTGCTGGCGTAACCTATGTATTCCCTTAACCTTGAACGGTCTATCGCTCTTATCTGCTCCGTCAGCGCCAGCGAATCTTTATCCAGTCCGCTTGCCTTTGGTATGAACACATGGGTGGGCAGCGGATTTTTTAACAGCCTGCTTGTTATCGGTATTATGATTACCGTGGGGCTGTATTTATTGCCTATGTCGTTCTGCACGACAAGCACCGGTCGGCTTTCACCCTGTTCCGAGCCGACAACGGGGTTTAAGTCGGCGTAAAATATATCGCCGCGCCGTATTTGTATTTCCAAATTCAATTCCTCCTTAATGCTTCCAATATTTGTTTCCTTATATGAATAAATGCGGGTTTATTTATAGAGCAACATATAAAGATAGCCGCATACCGTATCGTATGCCTGCGAGGATTGAAGCCTCGTATCGCCGGAACACCAGCCGACTAATTTATGAACCTGCCTTTTGAATATCCCGTACCATGCCGTAACCGGGCAATAACCCCGCTTTCTCCTATTCAACGACGTATATTCTTTTATGCGTTCTTCATGTTGAAGCAAATCGCCGCTGTATTGCGCGTACTGCATGAAATCGTTTTTGGTCGCGCTCTTGTTCATCAATATTTCCTCCGTTTCAAAAATTTTTATGTAAAAATAATTGATTCCAACTTGGGAACAATTATTTTTGTGGTACTAAAATCAAAATAAAAGGGCTGGACAATACCCAAAAAGACATAGCCCAGCCCTATATTTTTTAGTTTTGTATTCCCGCCGTATTTGCCACGCGCCCCGGCGAAAGGCACGATAACAAAATCATGCCGTCAGGGGGTCGTTCAGGCTGCGGGCAGCTTTGCCGCATCATAGCCCCGCCTGTACCGCCCTTTGCCAAAGTAGCGAATACCGCAGGGACTCCCCATCAAGTCTGTGTGGGGTCGTGAGAAAGTTTCATTATATCCTGCGCGAATCGTCGCGCCCGGCTTGCCACAGTCGGGTTAAAAGAATACGTTTATCGCTGTCCACCTTTTATTGATGGAGTCGCCGCGCCGTTCTTTATGCCGCTTGCTCTTTAGGAGCCGCGCAGGGTCTGTACCTGAACGCCGTATATTCAATTTTCAAGGAGCGATTGAGGGGCATGGTTATCCCCTTTAATTACCGTGAGATTTTTGAGGCGAAACTTAACGGCCTTTACAAAAATTTTTTCAAAATTTTTTCCAAGTTCCGCAAACCCCGTTCAATAGCCTGATTTACGGCGCTTTCGGCTACCCCTTCGGCTCTTGCGATGTCCGCTTGGCTGATACCCAAGATAAATTTTTCGTAAATCCGTTTGCCCTGCTTTTCCGGCAGGCCGTCTATCGCGGCAAGCAACTGTTCGTTGGTCAGTTTCTCCATAAGTAAGTCAAACGGGTCTGCCGTTTTGCTGATAACGTCGTTTTCAATTCCGTCGCCTTGGTCGAGGGAGTAATGCGCCTTATTCCAATACACGCGCCGCTTATATGCGTTTTCCCTGCGCTGTTCGTCGAAATAAACGTCCGCTATTTCCTTTGTCAGACTTGCCTTGAACGCTTCCTCGCCGCCGTCCGGCACTTCGATGAAGCAGTCGAGTTGTTCTTCCGGGTACAAATCCCGGAGATTGATTGTTGCCATTGTGTGTTTCCTCCGTTTCGATTTTTTGAATTGCGGTTAATCGAAACGGGGAAGGCGGCGAACGACAGCGTAAATCCAAAGGCTTGTTTAATTGCATAAAAATCCCCCGTTCTGCTTCCGAAGCTGAACGGGGATAAAAAAAGAGCATGGCAAATAGCTTCAAAAGCTATCTGCCATGCTCCTAACTCTCTAACCCCTTGTCTGCTGA